AATCTGCGGGCCAAAGGCCTGCGGCGCATCCAATTAGGCGACCGCCTGGCCGAATACCAGAGCGGCGCCGATCTGGACGGGCGATCCTCTGAGCGATGCCTTGCACACCCTGATCCGCGCCGGGGCCGATCCGCAGCTCTGCCGGCGGGTGCTGGCCGAGGTGCGGCGGAGATGGGTGGGGCAGTGCTATATCCGGGCGGTGGACCGGGAGCTGCGCCATGCCGAGATTCAGGCGGCGATTCAGGCGGGGGAGCCGGTGACGGCGGTGGCGAGACGGCTTAAGGCCAGCGTCCATACCGTGCGGCGGGTCAGGCGGGAGTGGTTGTGAGGGGGGAAGGTGCGGCACTACTACCTTGAGAGAATGGGCCTAAACCCGAAAGCGGCCCCTGATTCGCCTGCTCCGTTCGGCAGGTTCGTCCCAACGGCAGACACTGGGCGGAGGTTGGTTATAGCGGTGGGCTGTACAAGTAACGGACGCTTTGACAAAAGGATCGGAGGGCGAGGAGAAGGTGCCTTGTATTATTCGGTAAGGTTGCAATTGCCGCCTTTGGTTTAGCATAAGGATGCCAAGCCAGTGTTCGCTGTGGTTCATCCGCGTTCCCGTCAGCGTTAACGCCGGAGCCCTGAATTGTTCCGGCCGAGGTTGGGCACTTTCACGGCCAAACTCGGTTGCGGGCTCGGCCGGAAGCGATAGCCCTGGAACTTGTTATATCAACTACGAACGCGACGACGCATCCGGGTCAGGCTCCCCCCCCGGTCCGTCCTGAAAACCCGGGGAGCACCTTTGTCGATAGGAGATGATCATGACTGAGCACCTAACCAGTACCAGCACATCATCGCCAAGTCCGGGGCCAATCACACAGCGCCTGCTTTCTGATCAGGCCGGGACGCTGGCGGCGGAGGGGACGGCGGTGCCCGAGGGGGGTGATGATCTGGGTCGTGGAGAATACCGCGCGGGAGGTGACGCAGTGGAGCCCCTCATGTTGGTCACGAATCTGACTGACGAGGCGTTATGTGGGGTATGTGGCGGTGGTATGGAGCAGCCGCCGCTACCATAGGGTGACTCAGTAGTGTTTAGTTTCCTCTTTTTGTATTGCGGTTGAGGGGCAAGCTGGGGTTAGGCGAACCGACAGGGGATACATGCGATCGAAGGATTACAAGGTCAGCGCCACCCGGGCATTCCCCATCCGGTCAGCCAGGGCGATGAAATACTGCCGCGCCGGTGCTCGTCTAACGGTCCAGGCGGAGCGGCAGACGGATAAAAGGGTATGAGTTTTCCAAGCTGGCCGCCCTTGATCCGGTGCCGAGCCTCGGAGTCGATACGGGAGAAGCCCCTGAAGGCGACTTTCCGTTGGCGGCTGACTGCGGTGGTCGGGGGCCGCCGGTAATATTCGGTAAGGTTGCGATGGCCGCCGTTGGTCTAGCTAGCATAAGGGCACCAAGCCAGTTCTCGCTTGGGGTCATATGCAGCGGGCAGAACCTTACCCATAAAGGATCACTAAAACCTATCCTTTAGAATTCCCCAATCCCCCCTCATCAAGCCCGCCTCGTGCGGGTTTTTTTTGCCTGGAGAAATACCCATGCTGCAATTCAAAGCCCCCTATGACCTGAACCATCTCCCTGACTCCCACCCCGCCTATCCCTTGGTACAAGACCTGATCAATCGCCTGATTGTTAATTTCCTGGAGGAACGTCCTTTCTACCCGCACTGGGTCGTCAGCGGCAACGCTTCATCGGCCCCTTTGTATCTGGTGTCTGGTTTGGGTCATGAACAGAAGTTTGGTGACGCTGGGCGGACTGTCCGGTAACAGCGTGTAGCGGTCATGGGACGAGCACTCTCCACCGTCCGCTTAGCGGCAAGTGCCCTCATCACCGCGAACGATCCCGCATCCGCCAGCGGCGCATCCGCATAGCAGGCTGACCGTTACTCCCGGCGTCCCAAGCCGCCTGCTGTGGGAGGTGTTAGCCGCTCAATCCAACCTTCCCCCTGGTGCATTTTTACGTAGTTTTGCCCCATATCTTGTGCCAGCCTATGCTCAACCTACTAGATATTGTGGTTGGGCATGGGCTATACCGCCGAGCACTACCAGGCGCTCCTTAACCTGCGGGCCAAAGGCCTGCGACGCATCCAATTAGGCGACCGCCTGGTCGAATACCAGAGCGGCGCCGATCTGGACGCCGCCATCGACCAGGCGCGGCGCGACGTCGCCGCCGCCGACCTGGCCGCCGCCGGGACTAACCGCTACCGCCGCTATGGCGTCTTCTACCGGGACTGAGCCATGGCGCAAGGTCTCGTCATCTGGATGCAGCGGCTGATTGTCCAGCCCGTCCGCCGGCTGTTCACCCCCGCCCAGCGTAGCTACGAAGGCGCCAAGCACACCCGCCGCACCCGCGGCTGGTACGCCCCCTCGACCGGACCCAACGCCGAAATCCAGGCGGATCTGGTCACCCTGCGCAATCGCCATCGCTCCCTGGTGCGGGACAACCCCTGGGCCAAGCGCGCCCGGGATGCGGTGGTCAACAACGTCGTCGGCGCGGGCATCGTCAGCCAGTGGTCCAGTCCGGCCCGGCAGCGGCGCTGGCGCGACTGGTGGGAGAGCACCGAGTGCGACGCCGACGGCCTGACCAACGGCTACGGCCTCCAGGCGCTGATCGTGCGCACCCTGGTGGAGTCCGGGGAGGTGCTGGTCTATCGCCGCCGTCGCTTCGGTCCCCGCGGCCTGGTGCCGTTGCAACTGCAAATCCGCGAGCCCGATCACCTCGACCAGACCCGCAACGAGGCCCTGCCCGCGGGCGGGCGCATCACCCAGGGGGTGCAGTTCGACGCCGAGGAGCGGCGGGTGGGCTACTGGCTGTTTCTCGACCATCCCGGCGAGGAGGCCCACCACACCCGCCTACTATCGGTCTTCATCCCCGCCAGCGAGGTCCTGCATCTTTACCGGGTGGAGCGTCCCGGCCAGGTGCGCGGGGTGCCCTGGGGCTATGGCGCCATCCAGATTCTCAAGCAACTCGGCGACTACCAGGACGCGCAGCTGGAGCGCGCCCGCCAGTCCGCCTGCTTCGTCGCCTTCGTGCGCGACAACAACCCCGAGAGCCCCGGACCGGCCGCCGCCGAGGGGGACGAGCTGGGCGACATCCTCAAGCCGGGCGTCATCGAGCTGCTGCCGCCGGGCAAGGACATCGCCTTCGCCAACCCCCCGCCGCCGGCCAACGACAACAGCTTCTGGCTGAACAACCTGCGGGCGGTGGCCGCCGACTATGGCCTGCCCTACGAGGTCCTCACCGGGGACCTGTCCCAGGTGAACTTCAGCAGCGCGCGCATGGGCTGGCAGGAGTTCGGCCGCAACATCGACGCCGCCCGCTGGCAGTTGCTCAAGCCCCAGTTGCTCGACCCCCTGGCCGCCTGGTTCCTGGAGGCCGAGTCCCTGACCCTGATCCGCCCGCCGGTGGTGGAAGTGCCTTTGTGGACCCCGCCAGCGCGAGTGCTGGTCGACGAGACCCGCGAGGTCCCGGCCCTGCGCGACAAGGTCCGCGCCGGCTTCATGAGCCTGCCCGAGGCCATCCGCACCATGGGCTACGACCCCGAGACCCTGCTCCGCGAGCAGGCCAAGTTTCTCGCCCTGGTGGACGAGCTGGGGGTCAAGCTCGACTCCGATCCGCGTAATGACTACGCGCAGGCTGAGGCGCAGGCGGAGGAGGCCGACGCCGACAACACCGCGCCGGGCAAGCCAACCGATCAGGAAAAGGCCAATGACTGACGCCACCCATCGCGCCAACCTGCCGATGCAAACCCGCCTGGCGCGCATCGACCGCCCCTCCGCCGCCACCGACCCCGAGGGGGCCATCGAACTCACCTGGTCCACCGGCGCGCAGATTCGCCGCTGGGAGCTGGTCGGCTGGGACGAGGTGCGCGAGGTGCGCGAGGAGCTGGACCTGGAGGGGGCCGATCTGGGCCGCCTCAACGCCGGCGCCCCGGTGCTGGATTCGCACCGCGCCTGGGGCCTGGGCCATGTCATCGGCGTGGTCGAACGCGCCTGGGTCGCGGAGGGTGAAGGCAAGGCCCGCATCCGGCTCTCGCAACGCCCCGAGCTGGCCGGCATCCGCGCCGACATCGCCGCCGGCATCCTGCGCAACGTCAGCATCGGCTACGCCATCCATGAGGCCGAGCGCATCCCCGCCGCGCGCCGCGACGAGCCCGACCTGATCCGCGTCACCCGTTTCGAGCCCATGGAGATCTCCCTGGTGCCCGTCCCCGCCGATGCCGGCGCCCAGGTCCTGCGCGACGGCCAGGCCCTCGCCTTTCCCCTGCTGATTCGCTCCGAGGAAGCGCCTATGTCCACTGCGACCGATGCGGTCACGGATGAACCCGTGACGACCGATCCCGTTGCCACCGCCGAGGGCGCCTCACCGGCCGACCCCCCGCTGGCTCCCGCAAATGACGCGGCCCTGGCCGCCGCGCGCCAGGCCGGCATCGAGGCCGAGCGCCAGCGCGCCCTCGCCATCGCCGACCAATGCGCCCGCGTCAAGCTGGAGCGGCTGGCGCCCGACTTCATCGCCCGCGGCCTCAGCCTGGAGGAGACGCGGCTGGCACTGTTGCGCGCCTGGGAGGCCGGCAACGGCCCCGAATTGCGCCCCGGCCTGACCGCGCCCAGCGGCACCGCGTCCTGGGAGGCGGTCATCGACAAGATCAATCACCACTCAGGTAAGCAACCATGACCATCCTCACCGAAGGCCAGCACGCGGGCGAATTTCTCATCAGCGAGGCGAGCGGCACCCGCTCGCGCGCCCAGGTGACCCTGGTCACATCCGTCGACCTGGCCCCCGGCGCCGTGCTCGGCCAGATCGCCGGCACCGGCTTTTACACCGCCTTCGACCCCCACGCCAGCAGCGGCGCCGAAACCGCCGTGGCCATCCTCTGGGACGCCGCCAGCGCCGACAGCGCCGGGGTCCCGGCCACCGTCATCGCCCGCGATGCCGAGGTCAACGGCGGGGAACTGGTGTGGCCCGAGGACCTGGAGGCCGGCGAGCAAACCGCCGCCATCGCCCAACTGGCCGCCGTCGGCCTCATCGTCCGCTAAGCGCGGCAGGAGTCTCCCATGGCCACCATGGACATCTTCAACGACAACGCCTTCTCCGTGGTCGAGCTGACCGGGGTGCTGGAGAAGTTCACCCATCAACCCGCTTTGCTCGGGCAACTGGGCCTGTTCACCCCCCGGCCGATCCGCGGCGAGACGGTGGGCATCGAGTCCCGCGCCGGGGTGCTGTCCCTGATCCAGACCAGCCCGCGGGGCGCCCCCCTGACCGAGCGCACCACCGAGAAGCGCGACCTGCGCGACTTTCGCACCCGGCGCATCGCCAAGGGCGACACCATCACCGCCGCCGAAATCCAGGGCATCCGCGCCTTCGGCAGCGAGTCCGAGCTGATGCAGGTGCAGGCCGAGGTGGCGCGCCGCCTGGCCGGTCCCACCGGCCTGATCCGCGATATCGAGCTGACCTGGGAGCACATGCGCCTGGGGGCGGTGCAGGGCATCGTCACCGATGCCGACGACTCGCTGATCTACAACTGGTACACCGAGTTCGGCGTGCCCCAGGCGGCGGAGATCGACTTCGACCTGGACAACGCTTCTCCCGAGTCCGGGGCGGTGCGCAAGAAGTGCAATCAGGTGGTGCGGCAGATGATGAAGGCCAGTGCCGGGGCCTGGCTGCCCGGACGGACCGGCATCCTCGGCCTGTGCGGCGACAACTTCTACGACAACCTGACCATGCACCCCGAGGTGCGCCAGACCTACCTCAACACCGCCCAGGCCAGCGACCTGCGCGACAACGCCATGCCCTACGAGACCTTCCGTTATGGCGGCATCGCCTGGGTCAACTACCGGGGCACCGACGATGGCAGCACGGTCAGCATCCCCACCGACCTGGTGAAGTTCATCCCCGTCAATACCCCCGGGGTGTTCGAGGTGGTGTTCTCGCCGATGGAGTCGCTGGAGTTCGTCAACACCCCCGGGCGGGAGATGTACGCCCTGCAGGTGCCGGACCGGGACCGCAACATGTTCGTGCGCATCGAGGTCTATTCCTACCCGCTGTTCATGTGCACCCGGCCCGCCATGCTCCAGCGCGGCAAGCGCACCTGAGCATGAGCCTCGACCCGGCCAGCGCCTGGCGGCCGGCCCCCTTCAACCGGGGACGGCCCGGGCGTTTCCAGCGCCTGCCCTACCGACCCGGCGGGGCGGCCCGGCGCGCGCCCGACCCGCGCGCCCTGGCCCTGGCCGGGGCCTGGCGGGGGCGGACCGCCGTGGTGATTGCCTCCGGTCCCAGTCTTACCGCCGAGGACGTGGACCTGGTAGAGCAATACCGGACCTTTCATCCCTGCGTGGTGCTGGTGACCAACACCAGTTTTCGCGCCGCCCCCTGGGCGGACGGGCTGTTTTTCCATGACTGGCGCTGGTACGAAGTCCATCAGGCCGAGGTGCGGCAGTGCTTCCCTGGGCTCAAGGTCACCGTCGCCGCCAGTCGTGATCCCACCGTCATCAGCATGGCGGGACTGGACTTCGACGCCTATCACAATGCCGGCGGCGGGGCGATCAGCCTGGCCCTGTGGGGCGGCTGTGACCGGGTGATCTGTCTCGGGCTGGATGCGCAGTATGGCCCCGACGGCCGGACCCACTGGCATGGCTCGCACCCCAAGCCCTGCGGGGATGCGGTTAGCTTACCGATCTGGGCGCCGAAGTTCGCCGACCTGGCGCGAGCCGCCGCGGCCCAAGGGGTGCCGGTGCTCAATGCCTCGCGGTCCACGGCGCTGACGTGCTTTGCGCGCGTGGTCCTGGAGGAGGTCCTGCGATGAGCGAGCAACCGCGCCTGCCGACCGCCCCCTGGGCCAAGGGTTATTGCCGGGAGCATTTCCTGGCCGATGTCATCAACGCCCACGACCTGCGGGCGGTGGCGGAGTTGGGGGTGTGGAAGGGGCGGACCTTTCTGCACCTCGCTTGCCATTGCCCGAACACCCGGGTCTATGGCATCGACGCCTGGACCTATCACCCCGAGCGGGCGGGCCTGCCTGGCGGCGAGACCTATGAAAACTGGGATCTGGCCGGCCTGGAGCGCCATGTCCGGGAGGCCGTCGTACCGTTCCGCGACCGGGCGCTGATCATCAAGGCCGATACCGTCCTCGCCGCGCGTAACTTCCGCCCCCGCTGCCTGGACCTGATCTTCATCGATGCCGACCACAGCCGCGCGGGCGTGGAGCGCGATCTGGACGCCTGGGTGCCCAAGGTGCGCCGGGGGGGCTTTGTCACCGGCCATGACATCGACTGGCCGACCGTGCGCGCCGCGGTGACCGCACGCTTTCCCCATTACCACACCGGACCGGATCACGTCTGGTGGGTGCGGGTACCGCCATGATGGCCCTGTGCGTGCTGCGCTCCGGGGGCCGATATACCCCCGCCCACGTCCAGCGTCTGGCCGACCAGGTGCGGGGCTTTGCCCTCTGGTGTCTGGCCGATGTGAGCGTGCCGCGGGTGCCGACCCTGCGGCTCCATTATGACTGGCCGGGCTGGTGGGCCAAGCTCGAACTCTTCCGCCCGGGGCTGCCGTTCGGGGATTGCCTCTATCTGGACCTCGACACCGAGATTTGCGCCGACCTGGAGCGGCTGATCCAGGTGGGCCGCGCCGCCGACCGCTCCTTGCTGTGGGATGACCCCATCCGCCCCGAGCACGCCAACTCCTCGGTGATGTGGCTGCGGGCGGCCGACCGCGCGGCGGTATGGGAAGCCTTCACGGCTGATCCCGCCGCGGCGATGCGCGCCTATCGGCGCTGGCCCGACCGCTGGGGCGATCAGGGCTTCATCGCCGCCCATCTGCCGAGTGTCGGGCGCTGGCCCAAGGGCCTGATCCGCTCGTGGCGGCTGGAATGCCAGCAGGGTATTCCGGCGGACACCGTGATCCTGGCTTTCCATGGCCTGCCCAAGCCCTGGGATGTAGCCGCCGAGCGGCGCAGGCGCCTGGAGGCAGCGGCATGAGCGACGATCCCTTCCTGGCCTGCTACGACGCCGATATGCCGGGCGTGGTGACCGCCACTTGGAGCCATCAAGGCCAGACGCACAGCGCGCGGATGCACCTGTTTGTCGCCACCGATCTGGATGGGGACGCCATGCGCCATGGCCAACAGCGCTATGCCGCGCAAGCGCCGCTGGCCTGGCTGACCGGGTGCAGTCAGGGGACCAAGCTCACCATCGCGGGTCAGAGTTACACCGTGACCGCCAAGCCGTCTACGGATGGCCATGGCCATGCCACCCTGATTCTGGAGAGGTCCCGGAGCACATGACCGAGCGCGACCTGCTCGCCCGCTTAAAGACCCAGTGCTCCGCCCTGTGCGGGGAGCGCATCTACCTGGGGGATGCCGTCGTCTGCCTGGAGCAGGAGGTCTATCCGGCCCTTTACGCCTATCACGTCAAGGATCAGGCCAAGTCCGCCACCACCCAGCACGGGGTGAGACAGATCGTCACCGCCACCTTCGGGGTGTATTGCGTCGCCGACCGCAATGCCTATGGCGCGTCCGCGGATGACCTGTGGCGCCTGCGCACGGCCGTCCAGACTGCCCTGATCGGGCATACCTTTCCCGGTTGTCTGTGCCCCATGCGCCTGGTGGAAGGCTATCGCGTCAAGGCCGAGGCCCTGGCGGTGGTGTGGCTGGACCTGTATGCCGCGGATGACCTGGTGATCCGCGAACCTCTTCCCTAAGCCGTGCCGGAGACCCGAGATGGCCGACCATCACGACAACCTGGTGCTCACCGCCGCCTATCAAAAGATCGTCGAGGCAGGGGACAGCTTTCTGCTGACCCTCCCGCGCAACCAGGGGTGCATTGAAGTGGTGCCCTGGTCCGGGCAAAGCCCGCCGGCCGCGAGCCTGGTGGGCCATGTGCTGGGGCCGGACAAGCGTGAAGGGCTGAATCGTGACTTGAGCGGTCCCGGTGCCATCTACGCCCGCGCACCGAGTGGCGCGGTCCTGGTGGCGCTCACCCATTGGACCCCGGAGTAGGGAGGTTGCCATGGCCTTGCTGACGCGCCTGCTGGCCCTGACCCGCCTCTCCCGGCTACCCGGGGGGGCGTTGCGGACTGACCCCCTGGCCGGGCCGCCGCTGGAGTTTCGGACCCAGGACCGGAGGCTGTTTCGGACTCAGGATGGGGTGTATTTCGGAGTCAAGGCCCATGGCTGAGCAGACCTACGACAGCACTTTCCCCACCGGCCAGGCGGTCGATGCGGCCCTGACCCTGGCGACCACGGCGGTGCAGCCGGGGGATCTGGCCGTCCCCACCGGCGAAGGCCAGGCCGATGGGCTGATGAGCCATGCCGACAAGCTCAAGCTGAATGGCATCGAAAGCGGGGCGACGGCCGATCAGACGGCTCAGGAGATCGCCAATGCCATCGACGCCGACGCCACGGCGGAGACCACACTCAAGAGCGCGCTGGGACTGGGCGGCGCGGCCTATCGCGGTGTCCCGGCGCAGGGTAATGCCGGGGAAACCGAGGTGGTCCTGGGGGCCGATACGCGCCTGAGCGATGCGCGGGACCCCAAGAGCCACGGCCATGACGTCGCGGTGCCGACCGGCGAGGGGCAGCAGGATGGCTTCCTGAGCCATGCCGACAAGCTCAAGTTGAACGGCATCGAGAGCGGGGCGACGGCGGATCAGACCGCCCAGGAAATCGCCACTGCCATCGACGCCGACAGCACGGCGGAGGCCACCCTCAAGAGCGCCTTAGGGGTCACGGCGACCGCCTCCCCGGAGTCCACGGTCGTGCACATCAAGATCGCCATCGTCCTGGCGCTGCCGGGATCGCCTGACGCCAACACGCTTTACTGCGTGACCGGGAGCTAAGCCATGAGCAAGACCGTGTACTTTGTGGGCTCCGAGCCGGATTGCGTGACGGGCAACTATACGTTGTCTACCACTGGGGTCGATACCAATTATGTCCGGACGGGAATTAAGACCGCCGCTGGGGAATCGGCCACCATTACCTTGGCGTCTCCGGCGCCTGCCAACTCCGCAGAAGGCTTTTGGGTGCATTGTCGAAAGTATCAGGATAATACAGACCATTATGTTAATGATCATCCCATCACCATTTACGATGAAAACAACAATATTTCAGCGCAAATAATAAATGGAAGTGAAAAAGGCGCCATAAGAGCCCGTATTTACGCCAACGATGGTACTTATACGGACAGCGATATTTCATACGCTTTTTTTCACTATACGACTGTAAACGGATCTACCGTCACTATTGATCTGCACGTTTATACGAACGGAAGTGGCCAGGCAAAGATCGATGCTTACATCAACGGTTCTTTTGGTGTATCGGCAACGGATACAAGTGGTTATAACCGGGGAATGAAGTCTGCTACTTTTAAGCGCATAACTCTTAACAGCACTTGGTATCACGTTTGGTCCGAGTTCATCGTTGCCAATTTCGACACCCGCAATCTGCGGGTTGGCACCTACTATCCGTCTGCCGATGGCACCTATACGGACGGCACGGGCACCTACGCCGACATCGACGAAACGACTCTGGACGCCAACGTCATCACCCTGGCCGAAGTCGGGGACCAGCAGAGCTATGGGGTGACGAAACACGGCACTCCCGTGTTGGGCGGCATTCTGGCGGTGGCGGTCAACGGCCTCATTGCCAGCGACGGCACCAATGACCTGCAAGCCGGGTTACGCATCGGTGGGGTAGATTACTTTTCGTCCGACCTGAACCTGGGGGCCACTCCCCGGGCGACCAGCGTGGTGTGGAATGCTCATCCAGGGACGGGGCTCTTCCTGCCGCAGAACCCGGCGACTGACATCGAAGTCATCTACAAAGCGGTGGCCTAAATGCCCGTCGCATCCCTTGATAAATCCTCGTTGGCTGCCGTTCTTGGATCGGCTGGCACACCAGGGACGGTTCAGAAGTCCACGCTTGCCGTTGTCCTTGGGTCGGCTGGCACAGCAGGGACGGTTCAGAAGTCCTCGCTTGCCGTTGTCCTTGGATCGGCAGGCACACCAGGAACGATCAATCGGTCTTCGTTGGCAGTGGTCCTGGCGCCAAGCGTGCCAGCGATTTCGCAACTGTCCATCGGCGCCATTCCCATCGCGGCGCTGGCGATTGGCCCGACCCCGATCAAGTCCGCTTATCTCGGGTCAACGCGGGTCTTCGTCGCCCTTTGACCTGGAGCTAAGGTCATGAACACCCCCACAGATATCCGCAAACTCCAGGCCCGCATGAACGAGCTGGGCTTTGGTCCTCTGCAGGTCGATGGCGTCTATGGACCGCAAACCAGGGACGCCTATCGCCGTTATCTGGACGACATCGACCCCGGCACGCCTTCCTTGCACCCGGCGGCGGTCCAACCCTGGTGGCGCTCGCGCACCGTGCTGGGGATTGTCGCCGCGGGCATCGCCCTGATCGTGAGTCGCTGGGGGTGGCACGTCAATGCCGAAGACCTTACGCCACTGCTCCTCGAAGCCGCGCAATTCGGCGGCCTGGTCCTGGCCTTCTACGGCACGCTCCGGCGCAAGGCCCCGATCGACAAGACGTTGGTGGCTCGTTTTGGCCATCGCGATCTGCGGTTGCCAATGCGTACCGAGCGGTCACCTGGCGGTGCCAGTTCGTCAGATCCACGCGGATCATTTACACCCGAGTGATTTCATGTTCGGCATCCAGTGCCGGGAGGTAATGCCATGAATTGGTTCTTAACGGCGGCCTACACCGCCCTGCGGCTTTACATCGGCGGCGGCGCCTTCGATCGCATCGCCGCCGAGGTCAAGACCGCGATGACCGCCGACGCCATGACTGGCGAGCAGAAGATGGCCCGCGTCCTGGCCTTCGCCCAGGCGGAGTTCGTCGCGCTCTCCACCACGGCGATCCGGGCGGTGGTGGAGCTGGTCCTGCTGCGGCTGAAGGCCCAAGCCGCATGAGCCGCCGGCGCCATCTGCTGTTCCTGGCCTGGTGCGCCCTGGAAGGCCTGCTGGCCGGCCTGCTGCTGGCCGCGGTGGTGATGGCGGGGTGGCTCCATGCTCAACTCTGAGCCCCCCCATCCACCCCTCCATTGCCAGCACGCGGAGGTCATCGAGCGCATCCACGCGGGCGAGGTGCGCCTTGCGCAGTTGGAGAGCGAGGTCCAGGGCCTGCGCGCCGAGGTCAGTCGCCTGGTGGTCTGGGTGCGCGAGCATTCCCGCCGGGGGGCCTGGCTGTATGCGGCCGAAGCGGAATTGAAAGCCATGGTCGAATCCAGCCATTGGCTCAGCCTGACCAAGCGCCTGCTGGCCTGGTTGGGCGGGGCGGCAGCGGGGTTCCTGGTGTTTTGGGAAACCGCCGAACGCTGGTTAAGAGGACATCTCCATGGGTGATCTGAGCGCCAACTTCTCCCGCCGGGAGTTCGACTGCCGCTGCGGCTGCGGGACCAACCTGGTCCAGCCGGGCCTGGTCAAGCTCCTGCAGGCCATCCGTGACCACTTTGCCTTGCCGGTCATCGTCCAGTCGGGGACCCGCTGCCAACGGCACAACACCGCCTGCGGG